CTACCTTGCCCCCGCCTGGATTAGTTGCCTGTAGCCTTATGCTTTTAATTGATATTGGAGATGGATAAGATATAGGTTCTGCCCAGGCCGTAGTAGACCATGTAGAGCCCGTATAATATAAAACGACTTTTCCGCTAGATGGAGTAGTGGTTGGCCCAATTACAGTTGTAGAATTATCTGATTTAGTTATTGTAATTGTATAATTTGTAGGAAGAGTGTGGTATTTTTCAAAAGTTGCAATTATTTTATTTGTTAAGGCATACTTAGTTCCAGTTGCAGCATAGGTAACAGTTACATCTGCATTTTGGTTTTCTGGAGTTAACCAGTATTTATAATATAATGTGGCTCCTGGATAGTAAACTCTTGGTTTTTCTGTTACGTTATCAGAAGATACAGTACCAGGATAATTGACCATTCTGTAATTTGAAAAACTATTAGTTGCTGTATCGTACGAAGGGCTAGTCAAAAGAATAAAATATTTAATTCCAGGTCCTGTTGGCCTGAACGGCTTAATGACAGAATCTACTGGAAATAATTTTTTAAATGGATTTGATCTAATTAAGGATCCATCTGTAGAAGTTATACCAGCGATATACTGAGAATCTGTAGATGTAGTGGCAGAGGAGACGGAATCTATCATTGTATTCATATTATATTCTATTGTGCATCCGCTATCTATTCTAACGTTTGTATTGTTATAAAATATATTTTTTAAATTATTAGAAGCGGATATCATTATACCTCTTCCAAAGAAATAGATACGTTCCAAAACTCCTGTGCTGTATCGCCTGATACTTGCTTAACATTTCTTTTAACCAGTTCAAATGAGCAAGATGTGAATATCATATTAAAGGTTTGTGTAGATGTTCCACCATACACAAGAGATACGTCAAAGTTACTTCGTCCAGACAGTGCTCCAGAAGCTTTGGCAGCAGTTCCTTCATAAAATGATCTAAGATCTATTGCTCCATATCCACCATCTGCTGTAAATGTAGAAAGAGACGGTAGCATATTCCAGTTTACATTTATTGTCTTTTTGTCTGCAATAAAGAATTTACGTAGGGTGCCGTTAGCCATTCTTTGCTGCTTTTCAATTCTATTTGTTTGAATAGATACTGGTTGACGATTATGGTCGGAGAGTTTAATTGTGGTGTTTAAATATATTAATGAGCCTACTGGCAAGTATATAGCTGGCATATTATCTTAACTTACCTCCTCCACCAGATTTTAATTGTTCTAGTGCCATTGCACTCTTGAATTGTTCAAATAACATTCTTCCGTCGACCTGTCCGCCATTTTCAAAATTCATTACTAATCCGCCTACATTATAATGCTGAATTGTTCCACCTTTATTATACCCCATAGTATTTGAAGGCATAATCATTTTCTTTCCAACATCATATCTTGTTGCTAATCCACCCATAGCCATTCTATTAATTTCATCAAGCATTGGGACGCCAACTGCTTTAACTGCAGAAGCCCTTAATACATATTCTCCATTTGAAAGCATTGCTGGAATTGAGTCAGATGTCCCAGTTCCTGGACCTGTAATACCGCCAAATGATCCCATTTGATAATTTCTAATTTGTCCACCCATTGCTTTTTTAACAGGAATTATATAATCATTTACGGAAACTCGATAATCTTTTCCTTGATAATTAATATACTGATTAGCCTTTAAAGCATTTTCTTTAATTAAATCTGGAGCATATAGTCTTCCATCTGTTTGAGCAGATCCCGTATTATATGTTCCTCTTATATTAATCGGACTTTCTTTACTTCCAGTTCCAGGTATATTTTTAAATTTATCTACCGCTGTTCTAAAATCTGTTACAGCATTTCTAAATAATGTATCAGAAACACCTTTTCGTTCCATTTCTTTATTCATTGCATCTAATACCTTTTGTCCAGTGCTTGCCTGTGCTGCCCCGTATAAATTAAGAGTTTCTTGTGCTACTGTAGGTGCTCCGTAGACGTTAAGGCTTTGAGGTTTTGCTCCTGGAAGACTATATTGTTTTTCAAGATCTGTCGCCGCCTTTTGCTCTTCTCTTGTTCCAGACTTCATAGCAAATATAATTCCTTGTGCCTCTTTAGCAAAATCTTGTCTTGCTTTAGAACTTGTATCTGCAGCATAAAATACTGACAACTCTTTAAGTCTTTTTAAATTCTTTTCTAGATTAGCAACACTTGCTGCTTCTTCTGCAGACTTAGCAGTAGCAATCTCAACACCTTTTTTAAATTTAGATTCTGCGTCTTGTATTCTTTGTTTTTCAGCTTCTTTTTTCTTTATGTCTTCTTCTTCTTTTTTAGTGATGGCTGCAATAGCGTCTCTTGTTTGCTTTTCTTTAGTAAGTTGTTGTAAATTTATTTGTGCTTGAGCAGCCCTAGACATATCTCCTGCTGCAAGAGCATTCTGATATTCTAGTTGTAATTTTTTAATTTCGCTAGTGTAGGATTCCGCATCTTGTTGTTCTTGTAAAGCTTTTCTTCGTGCATCTGCTGCTTCACGAATTTTCTTTATTTCTAAATCAATTGCTTTTATTTTATTTGAATAATAATCTTGATCCTGTTTTTGAGCTGCTTTAATTGTTTTTGCATAATCTGTACTAGCATTTTTAGCTTTATTAATTGGTTCTGCTAAAGCTTTTAATGGGTTATTGTTTGATAAATCTTCTGTAATACTATTTACACCATTTAAAATTTCTGCATAATTTTGAGCCATTGATATTGCCTCTGGGCCAGACATAGCTGATAAGTTTACCATTTCTGCTAACTCGTTGTTGTATAACAATATTTTTGCAGTAATGCTTGCTGTTGATTCTAAATTTCCTAAGATAGATGCGTATATTACATTTTGCTGTTTTAAATTTTCTACCTGCTTTACGCTTAAAATAGAATTAGAGCTATTAATTTTTGTAATTTTTTCCATAGTTATTCTTAATGATTCTGCTGAATCAATTATATTTTTAGGATCTAAAGCGTCTTTTGTTCCAATTAATCCTTCTTGGTATGCAATAACTGAATTTACTAATGTATCTAGCCCTTGTGCAAACTCTTCTGGGTTAAAGTTATTAATAGTTGACGCCCTGCCGAGGTTATCAAACAGTCTAGTTAATGCTGTAGTTTGATCTATTATATTTCTAAAATCAGTAGTTGTTACTGCAGATAAAGCCTGTCTAGCTTTATCAGACGCCTTAACTATTGCAAATATTTGATTAGATGCTTCTGATGCAGATAATCCCATAGCAACAAATTGTGCTTTTAGATCGGCTGCATATTTATTTACTCCACTACTATCAATACTATTAAATGCTTCAATATAATCTGTTTGATTCTTTTTAGCATTTTCAATAGCTTCATTTAATTCAGTTATGCTTAAGGTAATTCCAGTAGGACCGCCCTTAGTATATGCCTCATATGCTGATTGAGCCTTAGCCTTATTTAACTCTATTTGCTCATTAACTTCTTTTAGTCTATCTGATAATGTTTTAAATTTAGTAATTCCAACAGAGGCAAAAGATTCCTGAGTTCCGCCAAATGCTAATCTGTTTGCTTTACCTACATCCTCATAATTCTTTTTAAGATCTAATAAAGCTCTTCCTAGCATAAATGCCCCGCCAATTACTGCGCCAGGAATTGTTAGTCTTCCAAGAACTCCTGCAAGCTTTGTTACCATTGGTAGCACTCCGCCGATACCTTTTAATCCAGACATCAGAGGAAGTATGTTTGACGCAGCCATAACAGCCATACCAGCAGGTCCACCAATCATTGAGCCAGCCATCGTGCCGCCCATACCAATTGCCATTTGGGATCCCATTCCCATTTGTGGCATTCCTCCAGAAACTATAGACTTGCCATAAGGATTTCTTACGCCAGCAGTAAATGCTGATACTGGTCCGCCCCCACGGTTATATCCTTGAACCATTCCGCCCATATTGTATCCTGGAATCATTCCTCCAGAATTTCTTCCCATAGCTTTACTTAAAAATCTAAACGCAGATCCTGTAAATTGTGGAATCCCTCTGCCAGCTCTTAATGCTGAAATAGCTGAAGATGCTCTAGATTCTGTAGGTCTAAAAATTCTATTTGTGCTAAGACCACGATTTGTTGGTTTTCCTGTGGCAGGCACTCCTTGTGGAACACGAACTTCTTGATGCTTTTCTAATTTTCTTAAGCCCCTCATTACCGAAGATCCGTAAGGAATTGCAGCTCTATATACAGCATTTCTTAATATAGATGCACTAACTCTTTGATTTGCATTTCTTCCAGTTATTCTATCTGCTAAAATAGTTTTACCAGATTCTTTTTGTCCTGTTAAAGTATTAATTATTTCTCTATCTAAATTTGAAACAAAGTCTAATTTAGATCTATCACGAATTCCTAAGTCTTCCATTAATGGCCCATATGCAACAAGTGGGTCATGAGTTACATTTTGAGTTCCATTTGGAGCATAAAGACCATTTGAATTAATTGGTACTGGTATTCCTCTTAAATAATTAATAGCTACATCTATTGGCAAGGATCCTCTGTGTGTTCCTTGATTAAAAAATGTATGATAAGCAGCGACTAGTCCTCCATGAACAGATGTTCTTGGATTCATTAGATTTTCAGAGCTTACTCCGTATTGTGACATTAATTCTGGATGCAAATCTGGTCTATCTACCGATCTAAATGATCTGCCCAGGTGAGAAATTTGTCTACCAGAATACATTTGTTGTGTAGTAGCAAGTACCGCTTTTCTAGTTCCAAGATTGAAGCCAGGTCCATCTGAACCCCTATTATTATTTAATGCTGTAAGTAATGGTAAATTTGCTTGAGTTGCTTCTCTATTAACCACAAATTCTCCAGGAGTTAGAACTGCTGGAACAACATCTGCATTTATATTTGGGCCAGGAACAATACTTCCATCATTTGCTGTATAAACATATCCGCCCATATTCATTCTCTTAGGCATAGTAGTCTCGGTAGAATATCCGCCGCCCCAAGTTCTTACTCCTAATGCCCTTGCAATTTTATCAATAATTTGAGCACCTGGCCTATTTGCTCTAAATATTTCTTTAGTATTTGCTTTTCCAGTAGGGCCAACTATAGGCTGATTAAGCAATGGTACCTGTGTTAAATTAGCAGTTCTTCCTAAACTTGTTGCAACCTGCGTAGTTGTTTGAGCCATCATTGCTTCTAATTGTGAATTTATTGCAATAATTTTTGCACGTGCAGCATCCACGGTAAGTTTCCCAGCTTGCAATTGTTGAACAATTAATGCGGATTCTGCGGCAGCATTGCTTGTTAACCTTGTCATTGCTGGAAGCAATTGGCCAAATGTAGTATTTATTTCTGTACTAAATGTTCCAGTTCTAGCAATTTCTTTCTTTAAATCTCTTACCTCTCGTTTTGTCATCATAGACAATGTACCCATTAGTGTATGCCATTTTGCTGCTTCACCAGCAACAATGCCAGTTGATACTCCTCTGGATGCCGTCAAACCTTCAATCTTTGGTAGATCTCCTTCTGCAAAAACCATCGGCGCTGTGCCAACTTTTTTATTTAATGGAAGTGGTATTGGAGTAAATGAATGAATTGTTTGTGCATCTCTTTGTGCTGTAGTCATTGTTGATCTTGAAATGTGATGCCCTGCAGATCTACTTCCTTCTGGTCCTAAGTAAGGGCTGTTAGGATTTACAGCTCTTCCTGCAATAATAGTTGATCCTGCGACTGTAGATATTCCAGGATTTACTGCCATTGCAGCAGATGATGCCCTTTGTTGTAATAAAGTAAACTCCGCTGTTAATCCAGCAATAGCCTGTTTTAATACTGCTGCTGCTTTAGCATCGCTATAAAATGTTTGTTCTACTAAATTTCCAGCTTTTTGTGCAGCTAATATTTCTGGAGTTAAAAGTTTCCAACCTTCTCCACCTTTAAATAATGATTTAAAATGATATGCACCCTTAATAATATATCCAAAGAAGTTACCAAGTACACCAGTTAACATAATTAATGGGCCAGCTGCTGCTGTTAGCATTCCCATAAATCCTAATGCCTGTTTAATAGGCTCTGGAAGCTTTTGAACAAATTTAATTATTCCGTCAACAAAATTAATTAAGCTGGTGTTAATTGTTAAAAATTGCTCTCCTATACCAGCTAAGTCTGCCTTTAATCCCTCTACCGCTCTTCGGTATTTACCAGAAGCTGATTCTGTTACTTGTGATAATTCTCGACTAGCTAGATTACCTAGATCTTCTGAACTGGCCTTCATTAAATCTAAAACTTGTAATGTTTGGCTACCCTGTTTACCTAAATTTTCAAATAAAGCATTTAATCTTGAAAACTGAAACTTGCCAAATAATTGTTCAATTGCTTGTTGTTTTTGTAAAGGATCAAGTTTGTCCAATGCGGCTTGCAATTCTAATAAAGTTGCCGTTACGTTTCCAGCATTTGTGCTAACTATCCCAAGAAGGTCTATTCCGAATCCTTGAAACTTTTTAACCGCAACGCTTGTTGGATTAATTAAAGATGCTAATGCAGACTTTAAAGCGTTAGCTCCTTCGGTAGCATTAATGCCACCTTCACGCATTGCTGTTAGATAAAGAGCTAAGTCTTGAACGCTACCACCAAGACCTCTAATAATTGGACCAGCTTTTGGAATTGCTTCTACTAAGTCATTTAGAGTTGTAGATGTTTGGTTTTCAACTGCGTTTAAAAAGTTAATCGACTCAGATAACTCATCTGTATTTTGTTTAAAAGCTGTCTGTATTGCTAGGGTGGCTTTCATAGCCTCTTGCCTATCTACTTCACCAAGCACAGATAATCTTGTAGTTTCTTTAATTGCCCCTAATAAATCATTTCCTTCTTTACCAGTCGCTGCAATATCCGCCGCCAGGGCTAGTGTGTCTTTAAATGATGCTCCATAAGACTTTGCTAAATCTGCTGCTGTTCTAGAAACATCTTCTCTTACTTTTCCTAATTCTTGAGAACTTACTTGAGCCACTCCGCCATAAACTTTTGTTAAACGAACAAGCTGCTCATCTGCTTGCCTAAACGCATCCGCAGATGCTTTTCCAAATGCTGCTAGTGGTACTGTTAATCCTACTGTTAACTGACGTCCTGCCCATTGAGTATTTTTACCCCAATTAATTAATTGATTAGCTCCTTCTTGAACAACCTTGTTCATAATCATTAATTCTTGTTTTGCTATTGCTGTTTTATTTTTAACTAAATCTAAGCCTTTTGGAATATGAACGTTATACTGCATTAACCCTTCAGCATTTTTACCTAATGGCTGAAGAATTGCGCTTTGAAGCTGTACTTGTTGTTTTGCTAAATCTCTTATTAGTCCGCCATTGGTTTTAGCATGTTGATTATAAACTTGAAAAAACTTACCTAATTTTAGCTGACCTCTTTCTAACTGCATTCCAAACTTATCTACATCTGATGTAAGGCTAACAAAGTGTGTTGAATACTGCCCAGTGCTTCGTAAGGTATCCGCAAATGAGCGGTTCATTACTCCAACCTGGGCAGCTAATGTCTTATTAGTTGCTACTAACTGGTCCTGCAATTTGGTTAATGAAAAAGAAACCTTATTTAGGTCAGAAATAAGGTTTGAAAAGTCGGATTTAGCGACTATGTTAGTGACTATATTTTCATCAGCCATTTATATTTATATTACTCCTTAGAGTATCCTAGCCCTGCGTTGATTCCAAATCCAGACTCTGCGGCAAACGGTCCTTGTAAAGATAATACATCGTCTCCACTAGCACTGATTCCTAGAGCCTTTCTTTTGATATCTTCGAAGGTTGGACCTTCTGTTTTTTCTTCATCTAAGTTAACGCCCTGAAGCATAGCCAAGAATTTTCTTTTCTCTTCTTCAGTTTTTTGCATCGACTTAAAAGTTTGTATTAACTCTGGCATTGAAAGGCTATCTTCTAGCTCTTCGTAATTTTTCCAATTACCTAAAAGAAAAACCTCTCCTAACAAAGCGGCTAAATCGAGTTCTGACCAGCCAGAACCGCTGCCGCTAGAAGGTTTGGGTCGTCCATCTTAATCCCACCGCATACTTCAAGTATACGATTGATTGTGGGTACGTCCAACGCATCTTCTAATGCATCTCGATCTTTTACCAAATCTGGTAACTGTTTTTCTAATGCCACTGCACAGGCATCGATTAATATGGTTAGTGTTTCATTTTCTGTTTTAGACTCAGAAGTTTTTTGGATAGCTTCCATGAACTTTCTTAGCTCTTTGATTGTTAAAGGTTTTAATTTAACCTTAGCTCCATTTTGAAGCTCGATCTCTTCTACGTTATATATGGTTGTAGCCAATTTATATCCTCCTTGGATAGTCTTAATTATTATAACAAATTGATATTACTAACACAAATAGAAAACCCCCAATTTCTTGGGGGTATCTATTAATAAATTAAATTATTATGCTACTAGTACACGGTCAATAATCTTGCCGTATTCTGAGCCAGAGTAGTTAGCATCTGGTAGAAGACGGAAGGTTACTGGGAATGTGGTTGGAGTAGTACGGGCAAGTGAGAATTGTGACTGTTGTACAGACAATACTCGACGTGCATAATATACACGCTCAGATGATGTTGAGCTTGCTGTTGGAGCTTGTCCAACTGCAATCAACTGACGCTCTGTTGGAGCGGCACCTAAAGAACCTGCTTCAAGACCTAGAGTATCTCTTTTAGATGTTCCAGTTCCTGTTGTTGATAAAGATGATGCATTCTGTCCAAATACTGTTACGATATTCTCGAGAGTACCTTCTGACATTTCTGTTGCAATCATAACTTCCATTGCGGACTTAAACAGCTTAGCTGTATCTAATAACTGATCTACAGTTACTGAGTCGTATGTTGGGTTGTATGTAATTTGAAGACCGTTGTTGGTGAAACCAACGTTGCGGTATCCAAATTTTCCAGCTTCTTGATCAACAGTGTTCAATGTTGTTGTGTATGATACTCCTGTTGAATATGCTGGTACGCCAACTGTTCCTGCGGCTGATGCAATTGCCACGCCTGGTTCGGCATTAGCAATATAATCTGAATCGTTTACGTCAATAGTTGACAAAAACAATGGAGATGCACCAACGAGAATGTTTTTAGCATTACCTACGGATTGTGCCATAGTTTATTTTCCTCCTGTGTTAAATATATATATATTTAAAAAATCTAAGCTGGCTAGGCTTTTCTTTCCTCAAGACCAATTTTAGGCCATTTTAAGCCATAAGGCAAATTATGAGAAGCGGCCTACCAGGTCTGTTATTCTAGAATATTTGATCTCTAATATTACGTCTGCTGATAGAAATCCCTGTAGTTCCTCTGATGGGGCCGTTGGGGAGATATCTGCTACAAATATACTATGGAATTTAAATTTATTTGATAGAGTAGGAAACTTATTTACATCCTTAGCCGAATCATCCATACGTCTAAATTCATCTGTCATAAAGTTTCTGATCTCATTAATTTCGGAAACATCTGTTGAGTATATGGTAAATAGGATTTGCTCACAGCATATAAGCCAATTTTCCTCATATGATAAACCTATCTTATCGTAAACTATATGCTTCTTGCCGCTCAAGAATTGATTCATCTCTGCTGATTGCTGAACTGGAATAATGGGAACTAGGGACTCTGCTAGGTTGTCGCTGTAATATTCGGTATCATCAAATATGCTTGCCGCCACCAATTTGCTCCACAAAAACTTTCTTAATTCTAGCATTGCGTCTAATTTATAATTAACTGTCATATCATTGATCCTCCGAATGCTGCCTCTACGGAAGAATCAGCCATCTGTTTAATTGAATTTGGTGAAAATGAATATTGTACCCTTTTAATTACTGAGGGTAATCTTAGGGACCTGGTCATTGCTAAATTAAATATCTGTTGAAAGCCAGATCTCTTAATTGATTGATTTACTAGATCTCCACTAAACCATCGACTGTAATATAATTTAAATTGATTTTTAACTCCGCTTCCTCCTGGCCTTTTAACGGTCACTGAGGCCCCTTTCGGCATAAAGACTGTCCCAGTGTCAGTTTCGAATACTAGGCGCTCTGCGGCCCTTGGAGCAATTACTAGGGGCATTCCAGCCTCCATCACAGAAGCTTTATTTATAAATACATGTCTACGCCTGCCTCTTTTGGCAGGGACAGTGCTTTTAGAAGGCTTGTAATCAAAATCTATTTTAAATGAAATTCCAGGAGTATCGATCATTTTTAATTTAAATAATCTAGATTCAGGACTTCCCACTCTTTTCCATTCATAGACATGGTGCAAGGATCTTGGCTTTACCCTAGCTTGAGAATCAATATATTCTCCAAAGTCTTTGTTTATTTGAGTATAAAGAGTTTTCTTAAATTTATTCTTAAATGCTGTGCTTGTAGTTAATTTAGCTATAACATTAGACTGATAATATAAGGCGGCAGATATTTGTGCCACATTGCTATCTCTAATCATAGCGTCTTTAGGTCCACCGACCATTAATCTTTCTAGGCCAGAAGCTGCTGTAACTAACATAGCGCTAGAGTCCAATTTGTTGATTCTCCGATCTCTTCATTGAAGAGTTATATCCTAATACTCTGCCAAATGGGTCTGTAATTGGGGTTGTTCCCATAACCTCAAATACTGTGGGAGTCTCGGTTGGAAAGTCTAGTTCTACCCAGATATAGTTGTTTTGCATATCTCTAATATTGGTTACTTTTTCTCTAGTAGTAATTCTTTGTTCAGTTCTAACTTGAATAATTTGGTCATTAACATATTTGTTATTAAATATTTGTTTATCGCTGCTTCTAGTAGTAGCAGAGTTACTGATAACTCCCTTGGCGTGACAGTCTAGGGTTTTATAATATTGCCATTCTTTTACAATTGCGCCAGTGTCTGGGTTCTGAGAATCTATCTGTTTATAGATATCCAGTTTCATTGGCAAAACTGACTGGATAAGATCTTGCATTAAATAACAACCATTCCATTTATGACATATGGGTTTAGTAGTTGGTCTACATATGCATTTCCTGTGCCACGATAAGCATCTCCGCTATACTCAAATTGCCAGTCAAATGTTTGAATATTCTTTACATACTTATTTTTCCAAATATTGTCTTTTGAAAAATAGTCTTTCATTAACTCTACGCAAGCCTGTTGTACGTTACTTGGAACTAGATCCCATCCATATTTTCCTATAACTTTATATCTAACATTCTTGGCAAATGCCCCGTTAATATTGTCATTAATTGTTGGAGGCACCATTCCATTAGCAACGTATACTGTATTATCTATTAATCCAGTTCTGTCTACCCTTATTCCAAAACCTGTCTCTGAAATAATTGGGGTATATGTCCAGTTGTTTGTTAGTGGGCTAGTTGTATTATCTATAAATAAAATGTCATTTGAATAAAGTTGATAAATTGAATTTATTTTATAAGGCAAAGGCAGAATGTCAGAGTTATTTCCATATACTACCTCTGTATCATCATATAGGTAAAATTCTTGACCTGTGTAATCTTCAATAATTTTTCTAGCATATCTTTCCGCCACCCTGATATCATTATAGGTTTTATAATTTGGATCGCTAGGATCTGATCCTAAATTAAGACTATCGATATGCTCATTTAAATTAATATATGGTGTTGCAACATCTACATATGTAATGTGTGTTCCGCTTACGGAAGATACTACGTATGACCATACTAGTTTAAATTTTCTATTTCTAACTGAGTATGAAAATGGCAAAACAACTTGGTAAGTTCCTGTATCTGTTTCTACGGCTGTAGCCGTTAATGTAGTAAGAACAGTTGTTGGAAGAATTGCTGGTGTGATGGCTGGATCTTCTGTTATATCGTAAACAGCAGCGGTTACATTTCCGTCTGGAATTACTAACTCACCTTCCCAATAGATTTTTGTCTTAATTGGGGTATTGCTATTTACGTATATCTCTGCCATTATTAGATTTTAATTAGCTATAAAACTCTTGTACTTCCTTTGGGTTAGCTAATCTAAAACCTTCCTCCTTGTCAAAAATTGCTTGCGCTTTTTCTTTATTCATTGCGACAAATGGGTGCTCTTTTGTAAAAGTAAAACCTAAAATATCGTATCTGAAATTTGCTCTGGTCATCTTTACCAAAACATCATCCTCAGAAATTTCTTTCTTTGGATCAAACTTAGCCTGCGGCTCTGGGGCCTCTTCTAAATTATCTTCAATGTCTTTAATTGTTTTTTGATATACTGCCCAAGTTACGCCTTCTTCCGCTAAAGCGGCAACTACATCATTTTTGTTTTTTAATTCATTTGTTACAACGCCAAAATCTTCAGCGATCTTTTTTAGTTCTGCTATCTTTAATGTCTCGAATGACATATATTCTCCTTTGTTAGGTCATTTAATTATAGCATTAATAAGTTTAAAGGGAAAGGGGATATTGTAGTTATTTAAATAAGAAGGGCCTGGAAATATCCAGGCCCAACTTAATTATTAGAGATTACTTATGAAGCAACCTTAACGTTCTTTACTACCACCCAAGCATCTGCTTGCTCGATCTGAACACCTACACGAGTATACATTGTGTACTCAATAGAGTCCTTACGAGGCCAGAAGAATCGGTAAACAGTTACATCACGCTTGATTCCAATAACTACGTTATTTGGGAATGTCAAGTGGATATCTCCGTGGTTACCAGTCTCACCTGAGTAATCGCCGTCCTGTGCTTCTGGAAGAAGTGGAACTTCAACGATTGGAATACCAAATGCAAATGGTGCAACATATCCTGCTGGACCACCTAGAGGTTGTACCTCTTGTCCACGAATAATGCTTGAAGCAATATCTTGTGGAATTGTTTGGTTTGTTCCGATGCTGTTAGCATATAGGAAGTCTTGGATTAGGTTTGAACCTGCCAAGAAGCGAAGGTCTGAACGACGTTGCTTGTACTTACGTGGAAGAGCCTTAAGGGCGCTGTTAAATACAGCACGGCTTACTGCAGCTCCACCAGCATCAACAACATGTCCATATGTCTTTGCTTTCTTTACTACACCGTCAAATGACTTGTACAAAGCATCTGATGTTAAAGCTGTATTTCCGTTAAGAACTACATCCTCAATATCATTTCCTGCTTGTGTTGCCATCATACGTGCGATGTGGTCTTCTAAATCTGGACCCTCAATATTGTCTTCTAGAGACTCTGTTGATAGTTCCCAATCTAGGCGTAACTTCTTTGTTGTCAAAGAAATCTTTGAGAATGATACTGCAGCGTTTGCTGAAGTGTCATCTGCTTCTGTCGCAAGTTTCATAAGCTTCTCGCCTACGGACATACGATCAATTTCAGTTGTATCAGATCTCATTCTAACTGTACGTGCGACTTTACCAATTACGGTTGCATCGAACATGTAGTCTAGAAAACGAGCTGATTGTTCTGGATTAAGTAAACCACCCTCACCCTCGGAACCAATATGTACGCCAGTTGTTGCTACTGCAGCACCTGACATGCCAGCGGTTACGGAAGTATTAGCGGCTACTGACTTTTCTAATGTTTCATTACTCATTATTTTACCTACCTTTTTTTTAATTGAAAATTTCCTGTACGGAACCGAGGAAAGAACCGTTCCATTTAGATTTTTTAATTGTTACTTCCTGAGACCCGCCAAGGTCTGAGGACTTCTTAATTGCAGTCTCTGATTCTACTGCATCGACACGCTTTTCTACACCATTGATGGTGTTGCGTATTTCTGTTACAGCATTGGTTAATGCTGTGTGTTGTTCTGCCAATTCTGAAATTCGGCTGTCAACGCTCTTGCTGAATGTTTCTACTGTTTCTTTGATTGTTGAAACCTGCACTGCGTTTGCCTCAGAAGCCTTGTTTAAAGTTTCTGAGAAAAAGCCTTTTAGGTCACCTAGCATCTTTGCAAAATCAGGTTCATCAACCTCAACTTCTGATACGTCGGCTGCCTTTTCCAGAGTTTCGGCAGAAGCGTCTGCATCTGTATTCTCTACAGGTGCGTTCTCAACTGCTGCATCTTCTGCAACTGCTGGAGTTTCTACGGCTGCTTCTGGTGCTGCTGCTTCTGCAACAACATCTTCAGCAACTACGTTTTCTGTGTTTTCTGACACTTCATTACCTCCTTCTGCGTTTGCCTGTTTTGCAATTGTTTGTATTGCAGGCAACGGTAATCTTGTCTTCTTAAATGAAGCAAGAATTCTATCTATCTCTTTTGACTTGTTAACATCTGAGCTTTCAACCCAACCAATTAATTCCGCTGGCTTACCAGTTACTGGTGAATCGTAAGTCTTCTCTGTTGAGATGAAAACAGAGTCGCTTTCCTCGCAATAAAAAATGTTTTCTGTTACAACCTCTGCGGCCATACCTTTAAATATTAATTGTCCATTTACCTTCTGAATAGAAAGGATGTTGCACAATTCATTTGCTGGAGAATCTACAATTGATAACTCCATAAGATCATAATCTTTAATAAATCTAACTGTCTGTCCTGTTGCTTTATTTACTTCGTTATCGGACTCTTTAATTTTTCCGCCAATTGAAAATCCTTGAAGTGTGCCGTCTAGAACTTTTTCCCAAGTATCTTGTGCACCTTTTGAAATATATGCATCTACATATACTCCGTTAAAAAACTCTTTTGATTTTGGATCATAGTATGTTTCTGGTTTAAATGAAACAACTTTGCCAACCGCCATTGGTTGATGCATCTCACGAAGATTGCCTCTAAAGTTTTCAAATGCTTTTAGACTTGCATCTGATGTTACTACATCGCCAGTCTGATCTAAATTATCTAGTGTTGCAAATCCTGATACTGTTCTCTTTTCACGATTAACTTTTGTGAATGGAACAGACAAAACAATGTTGTCTCCATTAGACGACCAATTGGATTTTTCAATATTCATATGCTTAATTTTATCTTTGTATATGTAAAAAGGCAAATAACTAGTTGCCTAATAATTAAGCGGTTACTCTGCCCTCGCCTTTTGGATTTCTAGCCTCCCCAGAAATATCTGGAGAATTTGAATCCCGCTCCTGGGTTCGTTGACGAGAATTCATGGCTTGTGCAGTTTGCTCGGCAGCCTGTTGTGGTTTTAATTGAACTATTGTATCTCCACCATCAATAGGGACCATGCCTTTTCTAATTCTTACCTCATTAGGGGTAATTACCTGCATTCTTAAATATCTCTCATCAATCTTAGATTGAGTATCCTCATCGGTTAGAGTTAGCTCATTAAACTTAATTAATAATACGTCAGTCTTTTCCTCAATAATTTTATTTAATTTCTTTTCTAAAATATCTTGGGCTGGACGGCATACCTGCTCTTTAAACATTTTATCTGAATCTCTGGCTGAAGCTAAATTAACTCCTTCAGGTAAACCTATCTTACTAATAGGTACTCTATGGGCCAAAAGAATTTCATCTCTGTTTGCTTTTCTATATACGTTAAATGAGGATTCCTGAGAATTTGCCTCAATTGGCTCCATCTTAAATTCAACTTTAGAGTCTGCGCTATCTGCTGGAAGTGGAACATATAGAGATCTATGGTTCTTTCCTCTTAGACCCACCTGAAAAAATTCTAATAATTTACGCTCAGACTCAGGTGAAAGCTTTGCACCCTTAACTGTAATAATATATCTTGGTACCGCCTTGTTTTCAAAATAATCTAAATTGTATTTACCAGCAAATTCATTTCCAGCCATTGCATTCTGAGCCGCAATAATATCTGCAATGCCGTAATAGTTATTCATTGGAGTATATTTCTTTAAATGAACAATTTCGTTTGGCCTATCTGATCCATCTGAAATTGGATTAGGTGTTTCTTGATCTCCAAAGTTACGGAAGAATACTGCCTTGCCATAAAGCAATTGAATAAATCCATCACGCAAGCGACGTACACGCATTGTCTTTGAAGGGATATGTCCGATATACCCTATATTGCCTGCAGTTGTTCTGCCAATTTCAATATAGCCATTTCCTGTTGCTTCAAGATCTACGTATGCTTTAATTAAAGTTTCTGTAAATGTTTCTTCCTCATTTGTTTCTTCTAGCCAAGAGTCTAGATCTTGACGAAGCTTATTTAATTTACGACGTGCTCTATCTAATTGCCTCTCATCTGTAATATTATCTAATGCCTCATTTGCCTTACGTGTTTCTACAAATGAAAATCCTAGTCCGACAATATTTGCAACTTTAGCATTAATTGCTGCATAGTTATACGGAGAGAATTCATAAATCCTGGAAAGATATTCTAGGTTATATGGTGGCTCGATAAGATCGAACATGGCATAGCCTGTTACGGCTTGTGCCATTAAATTTTGTTGTGTAGCAGTTCCTTCTTGGCCTACAAATCTTTTTTGTAAATCTCTTGATACTTTACGACGAAATGCTGGGCTTAAACCATTTACTTTCTTTAAATCTTCGCCTTCAATTTTAAATGGATCGTTTACAACAACTGGTTTATTATTAAACTTAATCCAATCAGATTGATCAGATATGCTGATTTGATTTGACAGTTCTTCCGTGTCTTCAATAAATTCCATTTACTTAGCCCCTTTTGCTGCTTTCATTTGATCTTTATATTCGCCTATATCTAGAGGATCTGGTGTCAGACCCCACTTCAATCTTTGTTGCTGATACTGATATTCTTCGTCATCAATTTTTCTACGTCCAGATAAAAACTTTGGTTCGCCTCTATTAATTCCATAATGTGCGACGGCTTTTCTTAATTGCTCAATTCTTTCTCTATTTCCCTTTTTAGAAGTGACAGATAAGTAGTTGCCTTCGTCGTCTCCCACCCATTTACCATCAATTTCCCACACATAAATGCCTAGGGTAGTTTCTTCTATAACGCTTTGCTTTACTCTTTTAATATCCATCAGGTATTCATTTTACCATTCTTTTAAGTTAAAGTCCAGATTTTGTCAAGCTTTGTGACAAATTATAAGTTTTGAATTACCAACCATTCATTATTATAAGCCTGAACTGAATTTTCTGTCAAGGTAATTGTGGAATCATCTGCTGTTACAGAGGCTTTGCTTATATAAAGGTCATAATGATTTAATATTTCACCGCCAGTAAACTGAGTTTCGTATAGTCCTAAATTCTGAATTAATGACTTTACCGTTCCAATTAAGGAGTAACTGAACCTTATAGCCCCTGAAATAGCGTTGGTATAGGTTATGACCACAT